GTTTACAACTTAATAAAAACCCACAAAGTAGAAAGGCGAGGTAGTTTGTATGATCTCTCTGCAATCGTCAAAGCCCGAAACTCAACACTTTAATTTGCATAAGTTTTCACTCTTTTGTGTTACACTTGCGTTAGCAGATTTTACTATCTCTGCTCAAGCCCTAGCCAAATTGTCTAGGGTTTCTTTATTGGTTGGAAAAGTTATGAATGGAGAAACTGAGGATTTAAACGAAATAGATGAAGCCCTGATTCATGCTTCTCGCACTCGTAACGATCCAGCCTTTACGCATCGCCAACGCGAAATAATAAATAAATTTATAGATGATCTTTTAGATTCGCGTTCGGAATTAACAAAATGTTAAATATTAAAATACAAATACTTGATGTGGTTACTGAAATTCAGACAGATCAGAATTTAACATTTGATGCAATAGATTCATTAATTAATAGAGCAGTGAACTCAACGCTGCAATCATATCTATCATTACCATTAGAGGATCGCCTTGCACCTTACACGATTAATAATTCAATAGATGACGATGATGAGGAAGCCGAATGAAACGCAGGAGTGTAAGCATTGCAAGGTAGAGTTACCGCTATATCAATTTCATAATGATCGCAGAACTCCTAATGGTTCTTATGCTGTTTGTAAAGATTGCCGCAGTAAGTATCGTCGCCTTATTAATATACCGCAGAAAGAATATGATCAGATATTACAATCGCAAAACAACCAATGCGCTATCTGTGGCACGGATGCTGAGGAATTTAAAACAGCGTTAAGTGTTGATCACGATTGGAAAACAAATAAAATTCGTGGATTACTTTGTACTAATTGTAATATGGGATTAGGACACTTCAAAGATTCACCAGCCAACTTAAATCAAGCATTAAGATACCTGGCTAGTTATGGCGACTAAGTTACCTCGACCTTGCGTCGATTGCCAAGCGATAACTAGATCAACAAGATGTGTTAGATGCCAACGATTAAAAGAGAAACAAAGACCGACACCAACTCAGCGTGGTTATGATTATGCGTGGCAAAAGTTATCCAGAGAATTTAGAACTGCTTATCCGTATTGTTTCGAATGCGGTTCAACAAAAGATTTAACAACTGATCACATAATTCCAAAAGCAAAAGGCGGCCTATCGGTCTGGTCAAACTTGCAAACACTCTGCCGATCACATAACTCAACAAAAGGCAAGCGCTGACCCCCACCTAGGCATTACGGGGTATGGCTAATAAGTTCAGGCGTACGCGTGGTATATACCCCGACGCCCCAGCAACGCGTATATCCGCATTTCAGAAGTTTTCAGAATGGTAAAAAACAGGGGGAAAAATGATTATTGATAGTTTAAAAAATCTTGCAGTCGCAATAGATTCTTTAAAAGGTTTGCCTGGCAATCCTCGCATTGGTGATGTTGATGCGGTAGCCGCATCGCTTGAAAAATTTGGTCAACGCAAGCCGATTGTTGTGCGCAAAGATGATGGCACGATCATCGCTGGCAATCACACTTGGCAGGCTGCAAAGAAACTCGGCTGGAAAGAAATCGCTGTTGCTTTTGTTGGCGATGACGATACAACTGCTCAGGCTTACGCTTTAGCAGATAATCGAACTGCTGAACTTGGAAGTTATGACGAGCAAGCCCTGAAAGATTTAATAGATAAAGTTGCAGCCGTTGATCCTGATCTTGTTCGTATATCTGGCTGGAGCGATTCTGCTGTTCAAGAATTACTTACAAAGATTGAATCTGGTTTGCCTAAAGAATTGATTGAAGATGAAATTGTTGATCCACCACTAAATGCTAAAACTAAACTTGGTGATATTTGGCAGTTAGGTAAACATCGTTTAATTTGTGGTGATGCAACTGATGTAACTGTATTTAAAAAATTATTAAATGATGAAAAGGCAGACTTAGTTTGGACTGATCCACCTTATGGTGTTTCTTATGTTGGCAAAACTGTTGATGCTCTCACAATAGAAAATGATAATTTAAATCCTACACAATTTACAGAATTTTTACGATCCGCTTTTAAATCTATATTCGAATTCACAAGACCAGGTGCTTGCTGGTATGTAACAGCACCATCGGGTAATTTGTTTCAGTGTTTTTCAATACCTTTAACTGAACTAGATGTATGGAAACACACTCTTGTATGGGTAAAAGATACTTTAGTGATGGGTCGAGCAGATTATCATTATCGACATGAATCTATATTTTATGGTTGGACACCTGGCGCCGCGCATCGCACTCCGCCTGATCGTAAGCAGGATACAGTTTGGGAGATACCACGCCCAAAAGTGAACAAAGAACATCCAACCATGAAGCCTATTTTACTTATTGCAAGGTGTATTCAGAACTCCACTCTTGCAGGTGAAATAGTTTTAGATGCGTTTGGTGGATCAGGTTCAAGTTTATTAGCGGCTGAACAAACAAATAGAATAAGTAGAATTATAGAATTAGACCCTAAATATTGCGATGTTATTATTCAGCGCTGGGAAAATTTTACGGGTGAGAAAGCAGTATTAGTAAATGCCAAATCCGCCTAAACCAAATGAATTAAAAAGAAGGTTAGGTAATCCAGGTAAAAGATCATTACCTGATTTAAAAAGTATTGTGACCCTACCAATGGCAAACGAAACTCCAATCCCACCAAGACCGCTAGGTGTTGAAGGTTTAAAATTGTGGAATCGAATATGGGATTCTGGTAAAACTTGGATTTCACCTGATACCGATATTGAGTTAGTAACAATCCTTTGTGAATCAATGGATGAAAGAACTCAATTGCGCCTTGCAGTTTTGCGTGGCACAGATTGGCGTGATCGAGTTGCGCTTAGAAGTTTAGAGGGGCAACTTGTTTCTATTCTATCAACGCTCGGATTAAATCCAACTCAGCGAGGTAGATTGGGCGTGGCAGAGGTGAAGGCAAGGGGAGCCTTAGAGGATTTGTTATCTAAGCGCAATAAGTGATAACTCAATCGTGGCCACCGCGATGGCTAACGCCAGTTGCAGAGGCAGAAATTGCCGCAGGCGATGGCGAAATTTACACGCAATTCGCAGAGGCTGTTTGTAGAGTTACTAAAGATTCAATCGCAGCACCTGCTGGAGATTTATTAGTTTTGCGCGATTGGCAGAGGCAACTTTTAAATCACGCTTTGGCAAGAAAAGAAAACGGCAAATTTAAACACCGCACTGCGCTAATTGGAATGGGTCGCAAGAACGGCAAATCCGCACTCGCTGCCAGCGTTGGTTTAGCAGGTTTGACTCTTGGCGGTAATGGTTCAGAAATCTACTCTTGCGCAGCCGATAGAGATCAAGCCCGAATTGTATTTGGAACTGCAAAGCGGATGGTTGAGTTAGACCCTGAACTATCTAAAATGTTTACTCTTTACAAAGATGTAATTGAATTTAAAGACAAGGGTTCAGTTTATAGAGTTCTATCTGCTGAAGCCTACACAAAAGAAGGTTTAAACCCTTCACCAATAATTATCTTTGATGAGGTTCACGCCCAGCCAAATAGAGAACTATGGGATGTAATGAGCCTTGCAGGTGGTGCCAGGCAAGATTCGCTTCTCTTTGGCATCACTACTGCTGGCGTTAAAACTGCAACTAATGGACAAGATTCACTTTGCTATTCGCTTTATCAATATGGGCAAAGAATTGCTAAGGGTGAAAATACTGATCCAAGTTTTTTCTTTGCTTGGTGGGAGCCAGAGAAACCAGAGGGTGATTATCGTGATCCGCAACTTTGGCAAGAGTCTAATCCTGGCATTGGCGATATTGTCGATCTTGAGGATTTTGAATCGGCGGTATTACGAACACCTGAAGCAGAGTTTAGAACCAAAAGAATAAATTGTTTTGTTAGCACTCAAACTGCCTGGTTACCTACTGGCGCTTGGGAAGCAATTATAGATACAGAGCGCGAGGATATTCTTGGCGAGGATGTAGTTTTAGCATTTGATGGAGCCTTCTCAAATGACTCAACTGCGTTAGTTGCTTGGTTTTTAGGTGGAGAAAAACCACATTTAAAAGTTGTTGGAATTTGGGAGAAGCCGATAGATGCAGAGCAGGGTTGGTTTGTGCCAGTTGCTGAAGTTGAAAAAACTATAATCGATGTCTATCGAGATTCAAGATTCCAAGTTAGAGAAGTTGTATTCGACCCCGCAAGATGGCAGCGAACCTTCATGGTGCTTGATGAGAACGGCTTACCAGTTGTTAGTTATCCAAACTCGGCGGAACGAATGGTACCTGCAACACAAAAGTTTTATGAAGCCGTCGTTAATGGATCATTTACTCACGATGGTGATGAACGCTTGGCCCGCCACATCTCAAACTGCGTTACCAAACAATCCTCAAGAGGAGTAATGGTTGCTAAGGCTTCTAGCCGTCGCAAGGTAGATGCGGCTGTGGCTGCGATCTTTGGTTATGACCGAGCCACTCAGCCGCCTGAACCTAAAGCGCCTGTTAGTAGATATTTTTCTATTCAGGTTTAGGTTTATCTCTTAACATTTCATATTTACAATTTTTCCAATCAGGGCAAAACCAATATTTTTTGGCTGGCCCTTTTTGATTTAAATTAAAGCGATAACCTTCATTCATTGTTTTATTACACTTAGGGCATTTCATTTTAACCTTTCTTGTGATTAAGTATTTCCTAACCACAACCTAATTATACTTTTCGCAGTTTTTACAATTAGAAAAATTGCAATTTCTTACGCGTAGTAATTTCATAAATTGCCACGCCACGCCGCGATTTGACTAATGATTTCAACACTTAGGGGGAGTAAATGAAAAAAATAAACGCCACTTTGCTAGTAGAAATAAGTGGTATTGCCTGCGTAACAACAGGTTTAGCAATTATTTCAATTCCAGCCGCGCTAATCGTGCTTGGAAGTTTTTTAGTATGGATTACAGAAAAAGGTAATTAATGAATTTATCAAGAGCGTTGCGCCAAACTAGTGAAAAGCGAGCAACTAATCAATTTGTTGAGCCGCTAGTTCCAGGCAGGCCTGCATATAGTTCTCCAGCAGGAGTTGTAGTTTCATCTGAAACCGCTATTCGAATGAGTACAGTTTATGCTTGCGTTCGTTTATTAGGCGATACAATTTCATCATTACCAATGGGCGCTTATGTTCGCAGGGGCCGTAATCGAATTTCTTATGCCGCAGTTTATGGCGATGTTCCAGTATGGGTAAATAAACCAAATGGCGAATCAACCCGAATGGAATTTTTAGAGCAAGTTCTTGCTTCATTAAATCTAAGAGGTAATGCCTACATTCTCACAGTTCGTGATGATATAGGTGAGGTTGTAGAACTTTATTGTATCAATCCTGAGTCAGTTAGAATCCTTAGAAAAACTCCTAATGAACCTTTAGTGTATGAAGTAACTATAAAAGAATATGATCCAGCAGGCGGAGTTTATACTCAAGATTACAATCAGAAAGTAATGACTCTTACTCCAAATGAGTTACTGCATATTCCATTATTTAAACTTCCTGGTTCTTTTTATGGCTTAGGCCCAATTGAAGCAGCAAGAATTACTCTTGGCGCAGTTATGGCAGCCGATACTTATGCCGCTTCTTACTTTGGCAACGCTGCAAACCCTGGCGGAATTATTGAAGTACCAGGAGAATTAACTGAGGAGCAAGCAACAAATATTGGCAGGGATTGGAATATCACTCACTCAGGGCCGTATCGTGCAGGAAAGATCGGCGTACTTACAGGTGGCGCAGCATTTAAACCACTTTCACTAAATGCCCAAGATGCTCAACTACTAGATAGCCGTCGCTTTGGCTTAGAGGAAGTTGCTAGATTATTCCGCGTTCCGATTTCACTACTAGGTCATCCAGTAGCAGGCGCGATGAGTTTTGCTAGCGTTGAAGCGCAGAACCTTTCATTTGTGCAGCACTCACTACGCCCATTGTTGGAAAGAATAGAGCAAGCACTTTCATCTTTACTACCTGAAAAAGATGGCTTTGTTAAATTTAATCTTGATGCGCTTTTACGCGGAACAACCATTGAGCGCTACGATGCTTATACAAAAGGTTTGCGCGAAGGTTTCTTGAGTCTAAATGATGTTCGCGCTGTTGAGGATTTATCACCACTAGGTGAGCCAGGCGATCAATATAGAGTTCCTTTACAAAACATTGATGCAGCCGATGCTAAAGATGTGGGTTTGAAGTTACGAACTGAAATTGCTGCTCAACTTATTCAAGTTGGTTTCGATCCTGCCGCAGTTAATGCCGCTGTTGGATTGCCAAAGATGAAACACACAGGCGTTCCAAGTAGCCAGTTGCAGCAGGTCGCATCAATTGATCCAGGCGATCCAAGCGGAGTTTATGAAGTAAAGAGTGTTAGAAATGATGATCAAAAATAGGAACCTATGCCATATTTAATATCTGATAAACAAAATGATTGCCAAGGTTGGGCAACTGTAAAAGAGGAATCTGATGGTTCTTACACAACTATTGGTTGCCACAATTCAAAGCAAGATGCAATAGATCAAATGGTTGTAGTTTCAATTGCTGAGGATATGGAGCCAGGTGGCGAAGTTTCTAATCGTGCCTTGCCTGATAATTATAGACCAGCCCTAGCAGATGATGTTCCAGAAGGCCGTGCTTGCGGTAATTGTTACTTTTACAATGAGGAAAAGAAAAACGATGCTGGCACTAAGGCTTGGTGCGAAAAATGGTTAGATTATGTTGATGGTGGTTATTACTGCAACGCTTGGCAAGCAGAGGAAGCAAATAGGCAAGTTGATTTAAGCGTTCCTTCATTTATTAGTGCTAACGCAAAGCGTGGCCTTAAGTATTACAGTGAAGGTTTTGGGGGCGATGGATTGGTGCCAGCCACTATCGCAGCAGCAAGAGATATGGCTGCTGGAAAAATAACAGAACCAAAAGTAAGAAAGATGGCTCCCTGGTTTGCCCGCCATCAGGTAGATGGTAAAGCGCCATCAAATAGAAATCCATCCGATCCAGGTTATCCAGGAGCAGGCTTAGTTGCTTGGCTTCTTTGGGGTGGGGATAGCAATTTTTCAGATAGAGCGCAGAAATGGGCGCAACGCAAA